CGCCAGCTCATAGAGAAGTTCGGGACCGTTTTCGGATGTCACGATGATCTGGTCGAGCGCGGGAGACCTTGGCACATCGGCCAGGTTTTCCATTTGCTCATCGAAGTCATCGTGTTTTGATTTGAAGGACTTGACCCGCTGATTGTAGGTATCCAGCGCGCTTTTCTGCTCGGTCTCCAGCTTCGATTTCTCGAGCTTCTGATTGTGCTTCGCGAGCACCTGCTCGGCTTTCCAGTCCGTGAGTGCTTCGACATACTCTCCGTGTGTGGCGAACTTCTCAGGATCAGGTTTTCCATCAGCAGCGGCAGAAGGTTTCGTTTCGACTTTCGGAGAATCCTCTTTCGGAGCGGTAGCGAATTTCATCGCCTCACGCTTCCAATACTCGGCCTCCTGCTGAGCAGCGGCTTTCGCCGCGTTCAGCTTGTCGATTCTTCGCTGAAATCCACCTTTGGGTTTCTTGGGCTTTTCGTCCTTCGCATCTTCCTTGGCGTCATTTTCCTCATCGGAATTTTCCACTTCGGATTCGGTCTCGGTTTCTTCGCTTTCGTTTACGTCTTTTGCAGGTGTCTCCGAGGTACCCGCTTCTTTTTGCTCAGTCGGTTCGACCGGCGCGGAGGGGGTGACGCTTTCACTCTCGGCCAAACTCTCGCCCCGCCTCAGCCGTTCATAATCCGAGAACGAAAGATCAGGACTCGTGATTGTTTTCGGCTGGGGCGTTTGAGGGGTTTGTTCGGGAGCGGTCACGTCGGTTGTCATGGATTTTCTCCAGGGGTTTGACCCGGTGATGCCTCGCCGGTAAGGTTCGCGGATCCTCCAATGTGGCCAGCTCCAGCGTAATTTCCGCCATCGGCCTGATTGGGGTCGAAATCATTCGGAGCATCAATCGGCTGGCCAAAATTCATGGCCTGAAGTTGCTCCTGTAAAAGTTGGGATTCGTGTTTAAGCGCGCCGACTTCTTGCTTGAGAAGTTCAATGTTCGATTGCGCACCGATCTTGGCGAGCGTGATTCCGATCTGGGTCTGCTGATCAAGGAGACCCATCCGCTCCTTGTGCTCAAGCTCAAGTTTCTTTGTTTCGATGACCTTGGTCGCTTCGCTGAGATTCTGCTGAAGCTGTCCAATCATCGCGTGCTGCTGCTGTAAAAGGGCTAACGCCTGGGGCGGGACCTCTGGCTGTTTTCCGTCGTTTTGAAGCTGCGGCGGGAGCATCATCCGAAGCCGATCGGCCATCTCCTGCGATCCCGGCCAATCCATGTTTTTGACAATGAGGTCCGGGCAAGCGGCGCCCATCTGAGGCATCTTCGATGAAAGATCAATCATCGCCGCGGCCGCTTCCTCGCGCTTACTCGCGTAAGACGGGCCCGTGTCGACCGTCACGTCATAGCGTCCGACCGTGACGTCATAGAGGACATCTTTTCCGGTATCGGGATCCTGGTGCTTCTGATTGAGAAGAACGACCTGATGAGTCCCGTCCTCGCCAATGATCCTTGCCGCGCGGGCGGTGTCGTAAATTTTAGGAATCAAATCAACCAGGATCCGGCCCTCATAGCGAATCGCGCGCGAGAGGTTATCGGTCAGATGGAAATTGGACGTTTGGATTTGGTTATTCCGGCGTTTAATCGCGATTCCACTGACCTCGGGTCCAACGTTTCCAACGCCTGCGTCGAAAACACCCGTGGTCCCTTTAATGTCATCGGCAGCTTCCATCGACGCCTGGGTGATCGCTTGAACGGCGGGTTCAACCGCGGATCTTTGCGGAAGCGGCGCGGGCTGGCCGTTCAACGTCGTCGCTTTGACTTCAAGATAAGCGTGGTTCTTACGGTTCGCGGTTTTCCACTTTTGCTCATGCCCTTCAAATTGGCCCTCATAGCCGATGAAAGGGGCGCGAGGAGCGAGTGCGATCGCTTCGGTCTGGGCACTCTTCCAGTAGTTCAGCATCCGCTGCGGATCTTTCGCGTTTCGGATGAGGCCTTCTAGGATGCGCTTTCCGTTGAAATAATATTCAGTCCCGTAAACCGGGATGATCGGGATGTATTTCCCCGGCCAAACGGTTTCTTCCAGAATCTCAATGGCGTTTAACTTACAGTGCTTAATGACCGGGATTTTCGTTTTCCGGGTATTGACGACCGTGACGTTGAGATTCGGTGCGGTCGCTTGCGCTTGGGCCAAATGCGCGGCCAGCTCCTCGTCTCGGATCGTGACGCCGGTTGAAAGAAGGTGAATCGTCGCGTCTTGATATTCGCGGTAATAGTACTCGACAACGCGCGCGCCGTCTTTTCTCACCCAATCGGGATAGGTGTTTCCGACGAGTTCCCATTCCGATTTATCGGCGAGCTTGGAATCCGGAAACTGGGCCTTATAATCCTCAGGCGAAACATCATCGATGATGAAACCCCAGTTCGCGTCCGATCCATCGGGCTTTTGCGCATAGGGATCTAGGAATGCGGCGAACTGGTTTCTGATCCGCTCAACAAAGATCTCCTGATCAAAGCTATCAGGGCTAACGTAGTCGGTCCTGATCCGGTAGTACCCAAAGCTTGCGCGGGCTGCCGCTTCAAATGCGGTATCGCGCGCGGATTCGGCGTCTGAAATATATTGGATATGCCGGACGAGCCCTTGGATGATTTCCGCGGTTTCAATCGATGCGGCGTTATCGAGCGGATGGATTTTAATCGAAGGACGATTCTGGCGCTGATCGTTTGTGACTTGCTGGACGAGCTGCGGGAGTCGATTGACGATGAGACACGGCCTTCGTTCCGCTTCGCGCTCGGCGCGGTCAACCTCGTGCCATTGTTTTCCGGTCAGAAATTCTAGGTCGGAGAGTGCGTGGGTTCGGATATCGCGCTCGGCCTCTTCAGCGAGCCGGAGACGTTTCCTTGCGTCGTCTAGGATCTGCTCGCGACGCGAGTCTTCCGCCTTCGCCGCTTGATCCGCGTCCGCTTCATCTCTTACAGGCGCAACATCGCCCGAGTTCCCATAGGTGTCCGCCACATATCCTAGGATCGCGCGTTCAGTTCTTTAGACTACCTAAAGGAAATCTTTAGGTGAAGAAGTCAGGGGAGTGGTAGGGTACCTGGGTATGAAACGAAAGCGACGTCATCAACCCATCCAGGAGACGCCTCCGAAAGAATAATCCTCCTGCGATTTAGGCCGCACTTTCGGGAATTCAGCGCCCAGCGCCGGGTCCAGGATCCTGGCTCGACAATCGAGCATGTCATCATGCACGCAGACCGGAAACGCGAGGTATTCATCGTCGGTGAAGTCCTGGATGTAATCCCTATTTCGCCCCTCATAATCGACATAGCTTTGCTTTTCGGGCGAGTAAAAACGGAACTGCTCATAGATCGGAATGAGCTTCTTGATTCGGTCTTCTTTGGCGAGACCGCCGCCGAGTTCAATGATCTGAAATCGATAATTGATTTGCTCCATTTGAAACTGGATGTGTTCGATATCCGCCTGGAGGCCGTAGGATTCATAACCGACGCGTTTTGGGTTCCACTTGCGATGGAGTTCGAATAATTTATCCGCGCGCCGAGTGAGATTCATTCGGTCGCGTACGCCTTCCATCAGGTAATAATTCTGATCGGGCGCAAGCCCAATGACTTCCATGACTGTATAGTCGGAGGTCGATTTCTTCTTCGATGCCGGATCGACGATGATGTAGATGTTCCAGCGGGAATAATCCCCGAGCTGCTTGTAATATTTCAGCCATTCGCGTTTGAAGCTCATCGCGCGATCGGCAACGGGATCCTGGAGTTGCTGCGTGCCAAACACGTAGGGACCTTGATCCCGGCGCTTCTTCATCAGGAGATCTTCCGAGAGAAAAACAGGTTTTCCTTCGGGCGGCGATTTACCATTATCGGTCGCAGGTTTTACGCGTGGGATGACCGATCCGCGTGCCATCATCTCCCGGTAGGTATCGTTCACATGATACCGCGTTCCGATATAGCGGCGTTTGGTGCGCTCACCCGAGCCCAGATTGAGCGACATCGCCCAGGCGTTCGTGGTTTTCTTGATTTGATCGGGAGTCGAAACCGATTCGAGTGTAACGACGTCATCATAGATCTGATGGGTGAAATGCCGCGAAGTGGGCTGTCCATCAACTAGACCCCAGGCTTCAACGGTTGCCTCTTTGGGGTTCGTAATCCTCTTGACGATAATGCCAGCATCCAGTGACCAGCGCGGCGATTCAACGGATGGGCGTGCATAGAGGATATCCGGGAACAGCGCCTTCAGATAATCATTGTTTTCTAGCTCCCGCTTGATCTGTTCCAAGAACGCTTTCGCGATCGGTCTCGTATGCGAGAATATCCCGATTGTGACCTCAGGATCAATCAGGATATCTTGAATCGATTTCGCAAAGGTGATGATCGTGGACTTGTAATGGTCACGCGCCCAGAGATCGAGGTACCCATCGGGAGCGGATTCAACCTCCCGACAGCGGTCATACAGCCAAGGATGATCGACATCGCGCCTCTTACAAGCGTGTGTCAGAAGAAAGAAGAGATCCGTCCGGCAAAGTTTCCGCTCCGCATGTCGATTGCCGCTTTCGCTGATCTCCCGGTAGGCCTCATTCGCCTGTTCGCGGGTAAGCCCCCTGCAATCAATCGCGTCCGCTTGATTCCTGCGCTCCATCTCCTCAAGGCATGCAAGTAATTCGAGATCGTCGATCCGGGCCATTCACTGCTTGACCCTCGCGTCCATCCTTTGCGCATGCTCGATTGCGATCCGAACCACGTCCGGGATCGCTTCGGCGAAATAGTAATCGCGCGGGATTGATACGACGATCGTCGAGCGAAGTTGATCGCTTGGGCGCACGTGGACCGTGAGGTACTTTTCGCGCTTTTTCTTTTTCCATTTTTTCACTGAATCTCGCCCTTTCTTACTTCGATGAATCCTTGCGCGCTGAGCCCGCGAAGATAGTCTTTGACCTTCTCGATCATCCCAAGCGGAAGCGTTTCCGGGCGCCCGTGACAGTGCTTGGCTTTCCGATTACTCCCGCAGGGGCAGGGGATGTTCCGGTAGCGTCC